ACGGTTCTGTTCTTCTTTCATATTTAAATCCTAATAGTTCTAATCCGTTTCGATATGTATCTTCCCAATCGCCACGAGACTCTTTGTATTCATTATATTGTTCAACCATTTTAGCACCAAGTGGTTCTAAAACTTCGTCGCCTAAACTTTCTGCAAGATTAGCAAAGTGATCTTGTATTGGATCGATTGCTGCGTTTGGATCAAACGAAACTTCTGCACCACCTTCTTCATCCATTGCTACTTCAACAGGTCCTGTTGGAGTATCAATAACTTCAGCCGATTTTGTTTTTTCAACTTCTATTATTTCTTCGTTTGGAACTTTTGTTTGATTTGTATTTGGTAATGGTTTGTCAATCTCGGCCATTTGTCATCCTATCTTTTTTTGAATAAAGTTTCAACACCCGACCCACTGATATCAGGTATTTCTATTACTGTCAAACTCACCTCTCCACCATCTTTTAATCCAACATAACCACCATCTGCATTTAAAGATCTTGATGGTTTGGCGCCTGTTTTTAAATTTTTAAGAATTGTTTCTAATTCTAAAACTCCTTGTTCAGTTGGTTTAGGTGCACCAGGTGGAGGAAATTTTGCAGATTTTTGTATACCCTCTGTAAGACCTTTTACAAAAAATTCTGCTGTATCTTTATCTACACCTAATCTAATTGCTTCCTTAATCATTACATCATTTTGTGCTTTAAAAGTAAGATTCGTATTTCTTAACTCTTTAGCCATCTCTAATAAATAAGATACTATATCTACCCTTGCAGATTGCGCCGTGTCTTTAAAATCTTTTATCTTATCAGTCGCCATAATGCCTTCTTTGACATCTGCTTTCATAAATAATAAATTAGGATCATTTGTAAATTTATCCACTTTTTTAGGATTAAACTTGCTCAACATTTCAGAAGGATTTTCTAAACCTTTTTCTTTAGCCATCATTTTTATCATCTGTCTAAGTAAGCCAGCACCTTTTGGAAGTGAGCCTCCCATGAACATACCAACTCTTCCTCCGCTAGCCATGTCTTCAGGTGTAACATTTTTTATGTTTTCCATTATTTCTTCCATGTCTATTATCAGACTAGATGGTTCTATTGGTTCAGGAACTTTAAATCCTTCATATGCATAAATCTCTGCTATTTGATCATCAGCTAATTCTAATAATTGATTTTCTGTATATCTACCTGTTTTAATAAGATCTAAAGTCATTTTAGCTGCATCGTCGCTATAATACTGTGGTCTTTTAAATAATTTTAATGCACCTAATCCTTCTTTTACTATTTTACCTTTAGCATATCCAACTCTTCCACCATCAGATTTTTTAAGAATATTTTTAGCAGCTTCTATCATTCTTTTTCTTTTACCTCTGCCTTTGCTTTTACCCATTTCTTTCATGAGTTTAGCTTTTTCTTTTATGTCAGCACTACGAGGATCTAGTTCTAAATCTGAATAAGCAAAAGCTCCTGCCTCTTCATCTAATAAACCTACATTTACATTTCCTGTATTTACATCAATCTCTACGAAAATGTCAGGTCTATCAGGGTGAACAAATTTTCTAGTATCTAAAGTTTTTTCTATCTCATTTCCTTCGTCAACAACTTTTTTAATAGCGTTATTAAAATAATCCATACCTCTAGATACACCTTCCTCTGCAGGTTTAAGAACATTTAAGTATCTATTTAAACTTGGACTTTTAGCCAACACTCCTAAAGCTTTTAAGAAACCGCTACTCATTTATTTAATAGGTTATATAGAAACCCCTCCTGATTTTGATAATTTTTGTATGCATCATAGCCAGATAATCCGGCTCCTAATAATAACCCAGGAATGCCTAAAAATCTAGTAGCACCTGCAATCATTCTTGGACTCATACCTAGTCTTAAAACTTTACTAGTTAGTCCAGGTCTGGCCTGTCCTACATTGCTTAAATTAAAATAATTTTTTAAACCTTGTGCCATCGTTCTTTTTGGTGCATCTCTAATTACACCTGCACCTCTAGAGAAAGGCTCCATGAATGCAACACCCAAAGCAGGTCCTAATGGATCTGTTAATATATCTGTAGCACTTTCACCTTCTTCTAATCTTTTTGCAGCCATAGGTCCTTCTAATAAAGCAGTCATGGCTGGTGTACCGATTGTAGTCAACACAGGTTTTAGTGCACCAGTAATACCTAATGCAGATCTAACTCTACCTCTATCTAATTTTCTTGCAGCTTTGTAAGCTCCAGGTATTTCTTCTGCAGCAAAAGCAAGTGATGTACCCGCTGTAACTTTTAGTGGGTTATCTTTAATGTAAGTTAAGATTTGATTTTGACTTGCTGGTTGATCTGTATTTTCATTTACAATCGCACCAATATTTGAATCATATTTTATTGGTGTGCCTACTTCTGGTTTTTTAATTGAAAAATTTAAAACTGTTTTTTTTTGAGAATCATCTAATTCATCAAATGATTTGTTAAATAGAATTCTAGCTAAATCGTTTTTATCCATTATCCCCTCCCCAGAGCGGACTTAATCTTTCCAATAATATGACAAGCAGGTTCAAAGATAGCTCTGTATATTCTACCAAGCGTATCACGTTTTTTGCCTTTCATTATTTTAAACATATCAGCAGTTACGTGTCTGCCCATATGCTCTAGAACTTTTCTAACCGCTGTGTTTATTTTACCCTCACCTTTTGCAATCTTAACTAATGGTAAGAATATTGCGTGGTAACCTTTTTGATATTCTGGTCCATAGCTTTCGTGGAACTTCATCCAAATTTTATTTCTAAATGAGCCGAAGCCATATCTTTCATTCATCATTGTGCAAACAACTTTACCACCACCAGTTCCACCACTACCACTGCTATCTTTATCAGTATATTGTTGACCTCTTCTAGATTCTCTCATTGCTGCAGAGATAGCATCTTTTTGAGCTTGTGTTGTTCCTGCATCTCTTGGATTACTTCTAGTAGGTTTACCTCTTGTGATTCTATCAATCATTCTGTCTGTTCTTTTTTGTTGTTGTCTTGCTGTACGTGCAGCTTCATATCCTGCTTGTGTTCTGTATCCTGTAGTTTTTTCTCTAAAGTCAGCAAGTTTACTTCCTAAAGAACCTAAACCTGATCTAGCTCTTGAACCCATATTAACAGCAAATCCTAATGCTGGATTTATTAATCCAGCTATCAAACCCAATGGATTAATATTCTGTACCAACGATGCTAACCCTGTTGGAGTCTCTTCTACAAAATCTGCTTTTTCTAAAGCCATCTGTCTTCCTAATACATCTCCTACTGGTACTGCTCTACCACCTATCATTTCAAACGCTTCTTCAACTGGAGCTCTACCAAATCTATCTGTTGGATCTGGTAAACCAAAAGTAGTTGGTGATTGATTTTTAGTTTCAGCTCTTGTATCTATAAAATCTTGTGCTCTAGCTCTAGATATCGCTGCTTGAACTGCTGGCACATCTACGACTGATGGTGGCATGGCAGCTTGAACTGTTCCATAAGTTGGTGAAAATGCAGTTTGAACATTTTGTGGTGTTGAATATACATTTTCAAAAATTTGTTGAGCTGTTGTTACATTTGGTGTTCCAAATGTTCCAGCAAAATTATCTACTATATCTTCTTTTATCTCAGATAAGTTTTGTGCATTTAGTCCTCTAGCTAAAGCAGGAGCTTCATTTATAAGCCCTGCACCAAAAGCTAAAGTGTCTCCAACAAAATTACCCACAGGATTATTCATCGGACTTAACGATTTACTTAACTCATTCATTGCAGCCATATGTCTAGCCATTGAAGGTTTACCTGTTGCACCCATCCCATATTGAGCTTCTAAGGCCGCTATTTGATCTCTGTTATATAAATTACCTATACCCTGATCTATTGCACGTAAAGTTCTGTTAATTATATTTTCAGCCACTAAACCGCTCCGCCGTACATGAATCTTGGTTTAGGTTTTCTTAATAAAGATTCTAATTCTCTAAAATAGTTTTTATAAAACTCTACATCGTAGTCGACACCTTGGAATTCTAATTCTTCTTTTATAATATCTACAAATTCTTCACCTGAAGTATAAAAAGGTTTTCGATTAATTTCTCTAGCTCTACCCATGATAAACATAACAGTGTCATCTTCCACACCCATTTTTTCTAGATCATCAACAATTGCATTGTTAACTTCTATCTTCTTAGCGTCCATTGCAGCTCCAAAATCATCAAAGCCCATGTATTCTTCTTGGAAGAACCTCGGTCCTCTGTCCATCTTCATTTCGTCAAGTTCAGATAACAACTCTTGTTTTTTAGCTGTGTCCGCTCCCATGTCCGCGGCACGCGCTAATGTAGTCGCGGCTCGTTTGCCACCTTTAATGTCTGTGCCAAACTCTTTAAACACACCTCTGATATCTGGATTTTTAATACCAGCACCACGCATGTTTCTTATAAACTCTGCTACCTCATCTCTGTCATCTATTTTTTCAAATGCAGCGCCTTTACCTTTAGGGAATAGCGAACCGATGCCTTGAGATTCTCCTGAAGTTCCAAAGCCTGTTTTTGATTCTTTTACAGTTTTTTCTATTTCTAATAATTCGTCAAAACTCTCATCACCTCTTAATTTAACACCCAATAATTTTTCTACTGCTGGATAATTAATTTTATCTTTATCAACAGTTAATTTAGGTTTAATGTCGCCCATAGGCATAATAGTTTCTCTTGGGTCTACACCTTCAAGAGTTGTTACATTATCTGGAGCGTTGTCTTGAAATTCTTTTAAAAGTATTGCACTCTCTTCTTCAGTTGGTGCTTTACCTGAAGTTCTAAAATAGTCATCTACTATATCTGTGATTCTAACCGAGCCATCTTTTATTTGATCGCTAAACTTTAGTATGGTCTGTAAAAATAATTTATTTGCCATTAGTAATACGTTCTCTCCGTTCGTGGCAATGCATTGTCTTTTTCATCTTCAGGGTGAGATACAAACCCTCCCTGTCTAAAGCGCATTACCGCTTGTGTTGTACTGTCCACCAAATCGTCATTATCTCCGTACGGAAATGATGCACATTCTTCTATAACCTCTTCAGCGAACTTTTCATCCGGCGCCCATATTACACCCGACTCAAATAACGGGGATACAGCGTTAACTCTAGCATGTTTGTCTTGTCCTTTGCTAGGTGTGTAATTTATAACAGGAATGCCCATCTTTCGCAACTCGTAAGTTAAAGGCAAACCAGATGCTTTAGACTCAATAATAACTGTTTCAGGATTCCAGTATTTGTATTGATCTAGTGCTTCTTTACGTAGTTCTGGAAACTCTAGTCTATCTTTAAATGCATCTAATAGTATTAGATTTGCAGGGCTATCATCATTTGGATAGAATACACCCCAGGTGGTAATAGCAGAATAATCGGCAGTTTCTTTTTTTAAGAATGCAGTATCGTAAGATTGTATTACATGTTGTAATGGTGGGATATAACCTTTGTCCCATACTCGCCACCACTCACGTTTAATTAACGATCCTTCTTCAGCTGTCGGGTTCTGCATCCACTGCGCGTTCCACTTTCCTAAACTTAGTGATGCCTTTACTCCTTCTAATTCTTTTAGTTTCCAATACTCAGGCCATACAGGTTTACCTGATGGAAGTATTGCTGGAAACTCTATAATCTCCCATTGATCTGATTTTAATTCTTTTTGTGAACGAAGTAACATTCCTGTTAAATCTTTCATGTTCCATCTAGTCATAACCACGACTATCGCTCCACCTGGTTGTAAACGCTGACGTGGTCCTGATGTATACCACTCGTAAGCTCGCTCCAAGGCGGTAACGTTCAGTGCATCTTGTTCCGAGTGTGGATCATCAATAATCAATAAGTCCGCACCACGGCCCGTGATTGCAGATCCAACACCCGCTGCATAATATTCACCACCTTGTTCAGTTTCCCATTTACCAGCTGCTTGACTATCCTCTCTGAGTCTTGTCTTGAATATTTGTTGGTACTCAGGAGAATCAATTAAAGTTTTAGCTTTACGACCAAAGCGGATCGCGAGTTCTGTTGTGTGGGTCGTTTGTATAATTTTAAGATCAGGTTTACGTCCCACCATCCAAGAGGGTAGAAGGAAGGACGCGAACTCTGACTTAGTATGCCTGGGTGGCATATTAATAATTAATCTTTTAATTTTACCATTTGCAAGTCTGTTAAACTTATCAGCAATTTTTTTGTGGTGTGGTCCTTCTATAAATTCAGGCCATACGTGTTTTACAAAATCTAGAAAACTGTTGTTAACTTTTTCTTGTTTGGTTTTTTCGTCTAGCTTCATAGCTAGTCTTAAGAATTCTTTTTGCGCGTCTGGTGGTAGCTTATCAATAATTTCTTGTTTCATAAAAATTTTTGCAGAATTTTTTTCAACTCTGTTTTCCTCTCATTTTGTTTTTACAGCATATCTATCTCTAAATCAAACAGTAAAGGTCAACCGTCTGGGACCCCTTTTGTAACCGGGTGGGTGGGCCCGTAGGAAACAAGCCTATTTTGTGTAGGGGTTGACACCCCTACACAATATGTAGTGTTTAGTTATTATTGATTATTTGTTTCGACTATCTTTTGCTGATAGTAAGTATGTGGCACTCGTTCTGGTCTACCACTATTCCAATTATATCTGGTTGTTTCAACTTTCTGTTTTACAACCTCAATCGGTGTTTCGAGAGGTTCGGTTCGTGGATATAAATTTATAAACTCGTTCCAATGTGTGTGCATAAAATCATTCCAACAACCTGTACTACAAAAATGACTCCAAACATTATTCTCGTTCCATTTGGTTATTGCAATCTTTTTGGTTCTTAAAACCTTTGAACCTTTAACACCTCTTATTCTATCTTGTGTTTTATGTTCGTGGCACTTTGAACCATGACACCAATTATAATCACTCATCATTACCCCCAACTACAATTAATGTATAAGGTGCTTGTGCAGTACGATAACCATTAACTGATAAATCATAATACCCAAAACACTTATTGCCGTTTTTGGTTTTGAACTCCCCTTTAGCAATATCGGTCATTATACCTTTACGAAATATTGTCATGGGTTTATCTAATTTTTTACCATTGTGAGTTTTAGCTTTATAACTAATGGTAAATTTGTCGTTTGTTTCTAGTTTCATATTATCCTTTCTATTTGTATATGTGGGAGTTTATAGGAACTCCCACATAAAAGCAACTTTAATTAATTGCTTGATTTAACTCCCCTCTTTTAAATTGTGCAATAATGTCAGCATTATCTTGTTTCTCTTTATCCTCTAAAAGACTTGCCAGATTTTCTGGAGAATAAATTGAAAGAGCAAGACTTGAACTTTCATTCATCATTGTTTCATTTAAAATAACACCAACATTATCTGCTAATTCTTTTGCCTTATCAAATGTACGATAAGATTTTAAACCTAATCTTAAAGTTTTCATTTTCTTTTCAACATAAGAATATAATTGTTGATGCTCTTTAATGACATTATCAGCACTCGCAACATACATCTTAAAAAAGTTTAGAGTATTCTCATCAACTTTAAATTGTCTATTATGACAATAAGAACTACCAACCACCCAAAGTTTAAAGTCATTTTCCCACTTATGAACTGGTTTTTGGATTGATTTATCTTCGTTAGATGAATTGCTAAAACCCAAATAAGTATTAACTGCGCTTTCATCAGCATAATATTTTGGATTTCTTTTTGAGTAGTCATCATTGATAGCTAAACGATAATCAGGATTTAACCCTTTCGCTTTCAACTCATCACGATAATATGCTCTTGCAAAATTTTTGCCCATATCAAATCTAACATGAACTTCATCTTTTGCGTCATATTCCTCGCCACTATCATTAACTTTGATAATTGGTCTTTCAACATAGAAACAATTATCCTCATACAATTCGCCACCTGCACGATTATATTTATTAATCATTTTACGAATTGTATCAATGTCCTCTTGTGGTTGATGATACCTTACAACTTTCTCAATCTGCTCTTTTGCTTTATCTCGCATAAGATCATATTGATTTTTTGCGTCAATCAATTTCTGTTTCTTTTTATTTTCATAAAAAGTTTGA